CTTAAATCCACCCCCTCCTTGTGGGCACGGAGAAGAAAGTCACCGAGAGCATGATCATAAGATATGCTATCGGAGGCTCCCGAATTCAACCAGTGCCCGGCAAAGGTTACCGTCCCGACGACCTTCCTAATACCTCTATAAAGGAGGTACATAAGGAAGATCCTCAGTAGGGAACTAAGGACGTAGTTAGTTAAGATGTGGCCCATCACATACTTGAAAAGAGCGACTAGCCATCCGGAGATGACCCAGGCGATCTCACAAGCTCCACGCCAATAAGACCCTCTCCACCCTACAACGTTTTGGCGCCATAAGGTGAGAAAAAGGTCAACATTTTTGTGGAGCTCTTCTGCGACGGTCGAAAAGCTAGGAGCGTAGCTCCAAATTGAAACGAGTAGTATGATCCAGAAGTAGATAGTGACGCCAGACATCCAGGCTGGAACAAGACTCACGACCTTAGCTTCAGAACGAATGTGTGCAGTTTGGTATTGAAGGAATTCCTCATCCCTCTTACCTAGCACACGAACGCCCCTGGCACCGATCCTAAATCTAATATCCCTCCCGTAGACGACGACCCCATCAGGTTCCTCGGATTTGCCATCATCACCACCCTTCTTGGAACCCTCTGGATTAGAGGGCCCCGAAGGAGTCGCGCGTGGTTCGTCCTGGACCAGTGGTTTTGATTTTGGGGCAGGAGACTTGCATACCTGGGCGTTTCCACCCTCCTCTTTGCAAGTAGCGGTTACCCGCACCTCAGGAGAAATTCCCCTGGGACTCCCGGCGCAGCCGTTTACGGCTGAACTGTTTCGAGACTCAAGTATCAGGACAGTGTCCTTACTTCCTTGAGTAGCAGGGTTCACCTGCACCGCAGACGCGGACGCGCTCCTCTTACGAGGTGAGCGCCTTCGCCTGGGACTCTTTTGGGTTACTGGCGGTGTTAAGATGGGTTCCCCCAAACGCTCACCAACCCCGGTTGGAATTACTTCCTCCGGACCCTTCCCCTTACTCTCTACCACACCAACAAGCAGTGGAGGTTTTCGGTTCTCCTCCACCACCAAGGCGACATACTTAGCAACCCCCTCATCGCTGGGACCACCCCTCGCGGGCGTGGACTCTGGTACCTTGGCGTTTCCACCATCATCTTCCAGAGCGGATTGCTTAGTCTGCCGTTTATCATGTCTGTGCAGCAAGGGGCAGTCTGAGGACGAGCCCTCACCATCCGAAGATGGTGGTGACTTATCCTTGCGAGGTTTCAAGGCCAGTAAGGGGATCATTTCCCCGCTGCCCTCTACTACCTTGCGCGACTCCCTTCTTGCTACTTTGGATCCCCCGACAGAGGGGGATGGAGGGGTGACCGGGGACGTGCTCGATGCACAACCGCCCACTCCTCCTGGGGATGCCTTCTCCTTATTCGCTGGAACCGTACAAGCACTCGATGTGCTCGCGCCCCCAGACGAACAAGGTTCATCCACCACCTTGTGACATGCCTTTCGAAACTGGTATACAGCTGCCAATTGATTCAGCCGCTGAACCACCCGGGTCTTCCAAGAAACCATTTGAGCCACC